CATAGAAAAGTCGTCTCCACTTCTTAACTATATACTCGTGATCATTATGTAATGACTTCCATTCGAACATAGGCTCATGAGTCTGTAATATTTTTATAGTTTTGCTAGATATTTCCTCATTTATATTATCAATAGCCCATGTAACATCATTACAACATCCTTTACTCATGAATAACCCCCATACAAATGCTAAGTCTTTATCCAAATTCTTACAGGGATTTCTAAGATATTCTGTCTCTGAAAAGTACTTCAAAGTAGTATCTAAGCATTCTCTGCAGTTCTCTTCGTCATAAAACTCAAATATTAACTTATATGTCTTGCATTGTTTGCATTCTTTAACCTTTCCTTCTATAACCGCATCTTTGATCTCTACTTCTAAAAAGTCTTCATTCGGAGGAAAACTATGATATAACTTACTCCCAAGACTTATATCTGTAGGTTTTATCTTGTTTTTATTTTCATCCAAGAGACTATGATCTTCTGTTACGTCCACGCATCCAGTGTGAGTCAAGACACGGTACATTTTCTTTTCTGTTTTATGCCTAATTACTCTTTTAATCATACTCCATTCTTCTCCAGACCAAACCTTGACGATGTTCATTACACGAAAGCAGCCAGACGATATAAATGGGATAGTTTGTTCTTTCTCAAATCGATTACTATCTTCTTGTTTAAACTGTTCGTATTGTTCCCATACTTCTCCTATTTCATCTATCCGAACTATATCAACAGTGCCGTCTTCATATTGCACAAGTATAGGAGTATCCCCTGATACACTATCGCCGTATATGAGCCTTGCTCCGTAGTTATTTTGTATATATTTAGCTGCTTTTTCGATACTTTCTCTTCCTCTTGCTGTAGTGCACATAGCCCCTGGCATGAATGGAAGATACCCTCTCTTAACTCCAAACCCTCCGTACATAGAATTAGCTGAGACTTTCATCGCTAACTGTCTCTTATCTAGCACACTGATTTTACTGAATAACATACTCTTTTCTTTGGGATCTTTGCAATTCTGATACTGCTCCTTTAGGACTTTGATATCTCCGTTGATCTTCTTTCTGGAATTCAACAAGTTCTCTAGAAGAGTCGGTATAATACCTTTTGGCTCTTTCAAGAATCGATAGTGATGCTTGGTGCATAATTTAGTCTTTGGTTTTGTCTTTCTTACGACTTTATCATGTTCACAGAGTATATGGTCTTCCCATTTGAAAATATTACACATTTCATCCGGTATACTCTCATCGACTACTAAGGTACTATAATCTATATTATACGCGATGATAGTAGATGGATACAGAGATGAAAAGTCAAACGATACAACCATATCGTAAACACCCGGAACTGGGTCAAATACATAAGCACCTGTGTATTGATCATTCTCTCCACTTACGTACCCATCTTTCTCAACCACATAGTTCTTATACATACAATCCTTGTATACCTGAGAGAATATCTTGAGTTGCTGTCCTTGAGTATATAATGAGAACATCATTGTATTACAGATCCTAGACATTTCACAGAGACCTACCCACATCTGAAGATGTTCAAATAACTTAAGCACAAGAACACTATCGACTACGCAATACTTTCCAACAGTACCTAAAGAGTTCGATGTGAATTGCCGATAGCATCTAAATATGTCTTTAGCAGAGAGAGGGTCTTTTGTTTGACCTAAAAATTGCGTAGATACGTTCTTAAGACTATATGTATCAAAATTATAGTCTCTCTTGATGATCGGAAGGGCATCCACATACAGCCTTCCGTAACAATCTAAGAACTCAAACTCTTGGTTTTTATATGCGCTACTCGACCATGATATCTTCTTTACTTGTCCATGAGTTCCAGGGATGAAAGACTGCTGATCAAACTTGAACATACACATATTAAACTTGGCTCTATCCATCATATAGGGAATATCGAACTGAAATATATTATATCCTAAAATGATGTTCGGATTCTTTTCCTGGATTAACTCGGTATACCCTTCTAGTAGATCGGCCTCGGTGCCGTAGCATCTAACCTCAACGTCTGTCCCCACAATTTCTTGATCCGGATCTCCTAAAGATAACAAGACTTTGTCGTACTGATCTTCTGAGTCTCCCTGTCTGCCGAAAATACAAGATATCTGAAATATCTTATCTCCTGGCTTCTTGGCATCTGGCATGGCATTAGTGTTCGAGCTATTTACTTCAATATCGAAGCTCATAATAAGAGGTCTTGCTACATCGTCTCGCTCTGTATAAGGGCTGATATCTCTCCACTTGACATTATACTCATGATCACAAGAGCTTTCTTTTTCATTTTCATCTACTTTAGCGCCTTTAAATACAGCCCATCCTGTTGGGCTTATGTTTCTATGACTAGTCAACTGTAGAACCGGGCTGGCATTCGACTCATGTAACTTAACGCTAACATTTCCTATGTTAATAATATACATAGATTTACTCAATTTATACGATACTTTTTTGATCGAACTCTGAGTAGCAAATGTCATGCATAAAAAAGGGAATAATTTATCCTTCAGTTTCCCTTCTTCATCTGCTACTTTGTTTGCATAATAAAGTTTCTTCTTATAAACAAGCGTTTTCTTGAGCGGTTTGTCAGGACCGCATATCTCGTCTATTTTATTGCATAGTTTCTGACAGTTTATCTGGTTCCACTGCTTATCATGTGGTAGTTCTAGATAGGCATAGGGAGTGAAGTCGTTTATACATAGATAGACCGTCTCATTATTCTCGTTTAGACCGAATACTTTTATCTGTGTTATACCATCCACTTCTATGGTATGCCACTGATAGGTATACAAAATATTATTAGTCATATTTATATATTTTGTATACCTTATAAATACAAAATTCATTTTTAGCTCCTACCGAACTCACTAAGGGCGATCACTGATCTATCTCCCATGTGAGTCGAGACATACTTACCATCTTTAATCTTAATTATAGTAGGAAATCCTCTAACACCCCCTGGGACTATTTTATCTAACCTTTGGGCTAGCTCTCTTTCTGTCTCTCTTTTGCCATCAGACTGTATAACGGCAGTATAGACACTTTTACCATTTTCTTGATCTGCATACTCTTGGAATATCGGTTTCAAGTTTCTACAGTGTCCGCACCAGCTAGCCATGATCATGATAACTACAGGTTTATCATGAGAAGGAATTAACTTACCGTTTTCATCAAAATCTTTATCTTCTAAGTATACTACGTTCTCGTTAAAATGCTCCATTTATATTTTATAATATTTTTTTATTCTTCGTCATTTTCATCTCTATTTCTGTGATGATTTTCATCTTCTTCGATTTGATCTTTAGACTTGACGTAGATAGAAATCTTTCCTAAGCTACCGACAGGGGATCTAAATAGCAAAGGCAGCCCATCAGATTGATAAATCTGCATGTTATTACTATTGTTATTGCTTAAGCCTGCGACCTTAGAGATACGAGTAAGTTGCTCAGTATCAAATATCTGAGAATATTCTCCTCTATCTTCGTTATCGCTATCTTCTTCATCGGTCTCGCCAAAAATGACTTCTCTGGAATAGATACTCCCGGCATTTGAACTAAACTTGATACTGTACTTCTTAGATGCGACAAGAATAGACGTACTGATGTTAGTCATATCCTTGCACATCTTCTGATATTCGTTCGATGGGACTATAGAAGGATTTGAGTATCCGTCGGGAGTATCTATATCTACGTGCTGAATATTCTGTATCTTAATATAAGATGTAGTGACTCTATTGTTTTCTTTCGGAATAATTTTGATTCCAAGGTCTGTACATTTCTCGTTATCGATAAAAAATAATAATGAGTCTTTCTTTTTTATAGTTTTTAACATCTTGTAAAAATGACTTTGATTTAACCCTATGTATATTTTTTTAGGAAATTTGAACTTATATAGAGAAAAATTCTCAGCATATAGCTCCAAATCTATTAATATCTTTTTATTTGAGTCTGTCATCTTAAGTCTTATCCCTTTGGAGTCTATTTCAAAACAGCTATTTTTCAAGTTGTTCT